CTGTGGGTACTTATACAGCTGGTAAGTTTGTAGTTCAAATATTAGGTGCTAAAGCATTTTAATAACTAAACCTTAAAACAATAACAAACTCTAAAGGGTGGGATTTTTATCTCATCCTTTTTTGTTTCCATTGATATTTATATATGAAGAATAATATCATCTTGGAGAAGTTTACATGGCATCAAAATTTTCATACTTATATGAAGACCCAACACAAGTTACTCAATCAGTAGGTGCTACACCATATGGAATATATGATTCTGACATATCATTTCAAAGTGAAAGTTTACAGGCATGTAAGTTTGTAGCTCGTAGATTAGGACATCCTGTAATGCAACTTGAGTTTAATTCAGGTTCTATCTATGCAATGTTTGAAGAAGCAATTTCAGAATATTCACAACACATAAATCAATATAATATGAAGAATTGGTTGTGGGAACAATATGGAGCAACAAATAGAACTTCAGGATCTGGGTATAGTAATAAAGGATCTGCATCTCATGCAATGGGAACTGGTTCAATTGAAGCAGTATCACCTCATCTGGGAACATCGTATGTATTATCAGAACAATATGGTGAGGCTATAAATATAGGTGGTGGAGTAACATTACATAGTGGTTCAGTAACTTTACTTGCCGATAAACAAGTTTATGATTTACAAACTGAATCTACTGTAACTTCATCTCATACAAATAAAAGAATAGAAGTACAACGAGTATTTAATTATGGTCCTGCAGCAATAACAAGATTTTATGATCCATTTGCTGGTTCATTTGAACAAAGACAGATGTTAGATGCTTTTGGAATGGGTAATGTATCTCCAGCAGTTTCATTTATATTGAGACCAGTTTCATATGACATTGCTAGAGCACAAGCTATTGAAACAAATGATAAAGTAAGGAAATCAAATTATTCATTTGAGTTGGTTGATAATAAATTAAGAATATTCCCAAGACCAAATGCTGGTGATGCTGGTAGGTCGTTGTATTTTCAATATTATCTTAGAGATGATCAAGAATCGACTACAAGAACATATACCACTAATAAGGTGACGGATCCAAGTAATGTACCATATAAATTTATTACTTATAATGAAATTAATGCTGCTGGAAGACAATGGATACGAAAATATACATTAGCTCTTTCAAAAGAATTATTAGGAATTATTAGAAGTAAATATTCATCAATGCCAATTCCTGATGGTGATGTGACACTTGATGGTGATGCTTTAAAATCTGAAGGTAGAGAAGAAAAAATATTGTTGTCTGATGAACTAAAAGAATTTTTAGAAGCAGTATCATTAACTGAAAGGTCAAGAGCAGAACAAGACCAAGCTAATTCACAACAATCAATATTAAACAAAGCACCACTTGGAATTTACATAGGATAGTTAAATGGCAGAGAAAAACACATCACCATCTAATAAACCATTTTTTGTACCACAAAAAGAAGTTCAATTATTTGATGTAATAAATGAAGAACTGATTGATGAACTTGTTGGCCAAACTGTTGATATTTATAAAATATCTGTAGAAAATACTGAAGAAAATATGTATGGTGAATCAACTACTAAATATTATGATAAAGGTTTCAGAGTAAATTGTCTTATATCATATGGTGAACCTACTTTTAATCAAGATGAATTTGGTTCTGACTTGAATGCAAATATAGAAATGTTTTTTCATAGAAATACATTAAAAGATGCTGATTTTTATCCAGAAGTTGGAGATATTGTAGATTGGAATGACTTTTATTGGGAAATGAATGCTGTAACTGAACCACAATTAATTGCAGGACATCAAGGTTATAAACACCAAGTAAAGGCATTTGCACATAGAAGTAGGTTATCATCACTACAGATAGAAGAGAGACCTAAATAATGGCTGTACAACAAATAACACATAAAAGAATTGTTAAATATGATACGGATAGTCCGAATTATAAACCAATTCCAAAGCCTGAAACTGAAGAATTAGATGGTAATAAGGTTGAAGAAAATATCTATGGTGAAAAGAAACATACTTATCAACCAGATAATGGTAATCTTCAGGTGAATGAGATGATGACAGGTATATTAAATAAACTTGATGGGTTAACTGTTAATCCAGATATAGTTAAAAAGAGTAGAGCCGTTGAAGTAGATATAAAGAGAGAGATTGCAATAGGTAAAGCTGATATGAGTGACATCAAATCAGAAGAATATAAAGGTAAGGTTAATAATAAAAAAGATAAGTTGAAGGCTCTAAGACATAAAAATCTGTATCAGAAACAAATGGGAAATAAATAATGGCTGTTAAACCAATAACAAATAAACAAGTAGTAGATTCTACTAATATTAATAGGGCAGAACAAGTATCCACTAAAGGTATAAAAGATAAAAGTGGAAATTCAAGTAGAACTGTTATTCCTGGTAATAATCTTGCTAATAATTATTCAGTAACATTAAAAGATATTGATGGTTCTATCATAAATCATATTAAAAATATAATAAAACCAAAGGTTAGGGAAGCGAATGAAACAATTGATGTTACAGTTATGTATGGTAACGAAGAAAGGTGGAAAGCTGTTAGAAAAAGAGGAGTATTGAGAGATAAAAATGGTTCATTGGTATTACCATTAATAATGTTGAAAAGAACTACTATCGGTAAAAATACATTGAGTGGCCAAGGTTTTGACCACGATGTAAAAAGAAAATATGCATCTGTTGTTAGAAATGCAGGGTGGTCAAAGGATAATAGATATGACAGATTTTCCGTTCAAACAGGTATAAAACCTAAATATGAAAATTTAGTAACTGGAGTACCTGATTATGTAGATATAACTTACGAATTTGTACTATGGACAAATTATATAGAACAAATGAATACATTAATAGAAGAATTTATAGCTCAAAGTGCTACTTATTGGGGTGATGGAAAGGATATGAAATTTCTATGTACAATGGATAATATTACTGATGCATCAGAAATGAATCAAGATGGAGAACGGTTTATAAAATCTACATTTGAAATTATAACAAAAACATATTTATTACCTGAATATTTAAATTCAGTCGTATCAAATAAAGTTTCAAATTTGAAGAGAGAATTAACTCCATCAAAAGTTGTATTTGGATTTGAAGGTGATGCTACAAATAAACAAGTCGGAAAATAATTTTATATATACTTATATATAGAAACATTAATAATGGAGGTTATAAATGCCAAAAGAAGTAAAATTCACAGAAGAAGAAATTAAAAAATTAAATTCTATACAAGATGGTTATGTCCAAATGAGAGGAGATTTTGGCCAGTTACATATGTCAAGAATTAGAGTGAATACTCAACTTGATGACCTAAATAAACTTGAAGAGGATTTACAAAAATCATTTGAAAAACTTCAAACAGATGAAAGATCATTTTTAAACGAGACTACTGAAAAGTATGGCCAAGGAACTCTAAATCCAGAGACTGGAGTTTTCATTTCAACCGAAGAAAATACTCCAGATACTCCAGATACTCCAGATACATCAAAATAAAATAATATAAATATAAGGTGTTTGAAAAAATATCATATATTTATATATGATAGATATTTATGCTAATACAATCTATCATAATTCTTTACATTTTAACCCATCAGGAGAATTTAAATGGCCGAAAAAGTAGTTTCCCCAGGAGTCTTTACAGACGAAATAGATCAATCATTTTTACCAGCAGCAATCGCAGATATAGGGGCTGCAATTGTAGGACCAACAATGAAAGGTCCAGCTTTAGTCCCTACAGTAGTCACATCATTTTCAGAATTTGAACAAATTTTTGGTAACGAATTTAAAAGTGGTAGTGCATATCAAACTTATTTAACATCACTAGCAGCAAGAAATTATTTAAAACATTCAAATGTTTTAACTGTAGTTAGAATCCTTGATGGAACATATGGAGGGGCCCATTCTTTCGTTCCAACAGGAAGTAATGCTTATGTTCAAGGTACATTTAGTGGAAGTGGAGCCGCTATTTATGGTTCTGGATTAGAAACAAATCATGGAGACGAAGGTACTGCTGGTCATTATTCTGGTAGTTCAACTGACACAAAGTATGAACTTGCAGCTTCTTGTCTTAAATTACATACATTAGCTGATGGTTCTATAATGAATAATGGAAGTGCTAGTAGAGGTGGTCATCCAGGAGGTAATTGGATGACAGATCATTACGAAAGTATAAGTCCTCTTGGAATATATGGAAATATCGTAGAGTCAGGTTCAAAACATAATATCAGATGGGAAATATCAAATATAAATAAAGCAAAGGGATCATTTACACTTCTTATTAGGTCTGGTAATGATACCTTAAAAAGAAAACAAGTTATGGAAACTTGGAATAATGTTAATTTAGATCCAAATTCAAATAATTATATAGCAAAAGTTGTTGGTGATTCATATAATTCAATTGGAGGAACAGAATCAGAACCATATATAACTTTTACTGGTACTTATCCACCAAAGTCAAAATATGTAAGGGTTGAGGTACTAAAACAAACTGTAGATTATCTTGATGAAAATGGTACTATTAGATCTAGTGCAGCTTCTGCATCTCTTCCAGGACCAAATAGTGGTTCATTCGTTGGTGGAACAGATGGATTTATTGGATTTAATTCTGCTGGAGGTCCTCAAGGAACAGATACAACTCCAGAATTTGAATGGTTTAATAATATAGGTACTAATAGTCAAGGTTTAAATCCAGGGGTAGCTGATCAAGGTAAAACAGCTTATACAAAAGCACTTAATCTTTTATCAAATCAAGATGAATATGATATTAATTTACTTATATTACCTGGTATAATCGATAAGAGTCATAGTGCAGTAGGTCAGAAAGCAATAGATGTTTGTGAAAATAGAGGAGATTGTTTTGTTCTCTTGGATCCAGTTGTATATGGAAGTAATATTACTACAGTTAAGGACCAAGCAGAAGGTCACGAATCCAATTACGCAGCTACTTACTGGCCATGGATACAAATACCAGAACCTGCATTGGGTAAGAATGTTTGGGTGCCACCTTCAGTAGCTCTAGGTGGAATATATGCATTTAATGATAAAGTAGCTCATCCATGGTTTGCACCAGCAGGTTTGAATCGTGGTGGTATAGATACAGCAGTTCAAGCTGAAAGAAAATTAACACAATCAAATCGTGACGATTTGTATGAATCAAATGTCAATCCAATTGCAACATTTCCTGGACAAGGAGTTACAGTATTTGGCCAAAAGACACTACAGAAAAAAGCTTCGGCTCTTGATAGAATTAATGTTCGTAGATTATTAATTAAAGTTAAGAAGTTTATTGCAAGTTCTTCAAGATTCTTGGTATTTGAACAGAATAACGCACAGACACGAAGAAGGTTCTTAACGATTGTTAATCCGTTCTTAGAACAGGTTCAATCACAAAGTGGTTTGAATGCATTTAGAGTGATTATGGATGATACAAATAATACTCCAGATGTGGTTGATAGAAACATCCTTTATGGACAAATTTTCTTACAACCTACAAAAACTGCTGAGTTTATTGTATTAGATTTCACAATTCAACCTTCTGGTGCTACATTCCCAGAATAATACGGAGAAATTAATTGGCTGAAAAAATTGTAAGCCCAGGAGTCTTTACTAAAGAGATAGATCAATCGTTTTTACCCGCAGCAATTGCAGACATAGGTGCAGCAATTATAGGTCCGACTGTTAAAGGACCTGTATTAGTACCAACTGTAGTTACTTCATACTCTGAATATCAAGCTAGATTTGGTGATACCTTCAAAAGTGGTAGTGGAGATGGAGCAGGTATGTACACATATCTAACTTCACTAGCTGCAAAAAATTATCTAAAAAATGCAGACAAATTAACTGTTGTTAGAATACTAGCAGGAAGTTATAGTGGTGCGACTGCAAATGTCTTAACTGGTAGTAATGCAGGACACCTATCATTTCACACAGGTAGTGCTAGACCAGGTGACGATGAAAATGTTGGTAATATATCATTCAAACTTCATACTTTAGCAGATGGAGATGTGATGAATAATCAAGTTGAACTTGGAGTAGGTTCAAATGCAGCAACTGCATCACTAAAATTCTTTGCAGGTGATAGACCTGAAATTGGAGATACTCTTGTACTTGTATCCACAGATGGTACATCAAAAACATATACTTGGGTTAGTGCAGGAAATGAAGATGCATCGGACGCGAAAGTACACGCTTCTAATACTACAACAACACAGGTTGATTCTTTAGAGGCTGCTATCGAACATTCTAATAATCATGGTGGAAAGATTACAGCTACTCAAGATGGTACGGGTTTGATATTAAGTTTAACACAAGTAACACAGGGAGTTGATGGTAATAATGATACAACTGTAACTGGTGCTACTAGTGGTCAACTTAGTGCATCTACCTTTCATGGTGGTATATCTGTACCAGTAGGTAATAATGGAATATTGACATCTGGTTCAAAAGATAATTTAAAATGGGAAATTACACAAACAAATAAAAATAAAGGTACATTCACACTTGAAATCAGAGCTGGTAATGATACTTTCAAAAGAAAACAAGTTCTTGAAACTTGGAACAATGTATCACTAGATTCACAGGCAACCAACTATGTTGCAAAAGTTATGGGTGATTCTTATCAGTCTATACAAAATGCTGGTGGTGCTGGTGATCCATATTTATCATATGTAGGTACATATCCACCTAAATCAAAATATGTAAGAGTCGATGTTAGGAAAGAAGTTACAGATTACCTTGACCAGAATGGAAATATTAGAGATGCAAATCTTACTGCTTCTTTACCTGGACTTGGTAGTGGTTCATTCGGAGGTTCATTTAGTGGTGGTTCTGATGGAACTGTTCAAGATCCAAAAGTATTTTATGAAAATATAGAGGAAAATAATAATCAAGGATTGGATATAAGTAATGATGGTGCAAATAAAGGATATAATCAATATGTAGATGCATTAGACTTATTAGGAAATCAAGATGAATATGACCTTAATTTACTTATGATGCCAGGAGCAATCGGATCAATACATAGTTCAATAACTGCAAAGGCAATTGATATGTGTGAAAGAAGAGGTGATTGTTTAGTTCTTTTAGACCCAGTTCCACACGGAAGTGCATTGACACAGGCAACTACAGAGGCAAAAACTAGAGATTCTAGTTACGCAGCTACTTACTGGCCATGGGTACAAGTTCGTGAACAACAACTAGGTAAAAATGTATGGGCACCACCTTCAGTTGGAGTAATTAGTTCAATAGCATTCAATGATAAAGTAGCTCACGAATGGTTTGCACCAGCTGGTTTAAATAGAGGAACTTTAGATACTGTTGTACAGGCAGAAAGAAAACTGACTATAACAAATAGAGACGATTTATATTCTGCAGGTGTGAATCCAATAGCTACATTCCCAGGTGAGGGAGTAACTGTTTGGGGTCAGAAAACATTACAGAAGAAAGCTTCGGCTCTCGATAGAGTTAATGTAAGACGACTATTAATTAAAGTTAAGAAGTTTATTGCTTCTTCATCTCGTTTCTTAGTATTTGAACAAAATAATGCTCAAACAAGAAGAAGATTTTTACAAATAGCAAATCCATTCTTGGAACAAGTACAATCACAGAGTGGATTAAACGCTTTTAGAGTAGTTATGGATGAAACAAATAACACTGCAGATGTAGTTGATAGAAACATATTATATGGTCAGATATTTGTTCAACCAACAAAAACTGCTGAGTTTATTATATTAGACTTTACAGTTCAACCAAGTGGAGCTTCCTTTGAAGGGTAGTGACTGAAATCAAATAAGTTTATACTTTTTTATCTTTTGAGATATTTATATAAGAAGGTATGAAGAAGTTAATCGGAGAAATTTAATGGCTGAATTATTAGAACCACAAGATATTATGTTTACACCATTTGAACCTAAATTACAGAATAGGTTTATAATGAACATTGATGGTATACCTGCTTATACAATTAAAGCAGCAAATAGACCACAAATAGAATTTGAAGAAGTATTACTTGAACATATGAATGTAACACGATATGTAAAAGGAAAAGGTAAATGGCAACCAATAGATATCGTCTTATATGATCCAATTGTTCCATCAGCATCTCAGGCTGCTATGGAATGGATTAGATTATCACACGAATCTGTAACTGGCAGAGATGGTTATTCTGATTTCTATAAGAAAGATGTAACATTAAATGTTTTAGGTCCAGTAGGTGATGTTGTTGAAGAATGGACACTTAAAGGAACATATATTCAAACTGCTAATTTTGGAGAAATGGATTTTGCTAATAGTGAACCAGTTGAAATTACACTAACATTAAAATACGATTACGCTATACTTCAATTCTAATTAATAAAGAATAAAATACAAATAAAGAAACCCCCAATTTTTATTGAGGGTTTTTTTATATAATATATATTTATATATGAGATGAAAACAACATTCAATGAAATAATAGAAGATGTTCTAAAACACGAAGGTGGTTATGTAAACGACCCACACGACAGAGGTGGTGAAACGAACTTTGGTATAACAAAGAAGTTTTATCCAAATGTCGACATTAAAAATCTCACAAAAGAACAGGCTAAGAAGATATATCATCAAGATTATTGGAGACCTGCTAAATGTGATGAAATGCCATCTCATTTACGACATATCTATTTTGATATGTGTGTCAACTTCGGTAGAGGTGGTGCTGTAAGAGTATTACAGAGAGCTGCAAATGCAAAAAATAGAAATAAAATAGAAGTAGATGGTGGTATTGGACCAGCTACAATCAAAGCAGTACAAAATGTAGAACTTGAAAGAGTTCGAGCTTATCGTGTGTTACGATTTGCTAATCTAGTTATCAAGAAACCAGAACAAGAGAGATTTTGGTTTGGTTGGTATAAAAGAGCTATAGGAGTATAAAATGTCAACAGAAAAGTTATATAATGAAATTAATGAGTTATTTGAAACATTCCAAGAAAATCATAGAGATTTTTCATCAAGAGGTAATAAATCAGCTGGTGGTAGAGCCAGAAAATCTATCGGTGAAATAAAGAAATTAGTTACAGATTACAGAAAAGCATCTATTTCTGAATCAAAATAATCGGAGGTTATAATGGCAGAAGAACAAAAACAAAAATTTCCAAGTGAAGTTATAGATTTACCAAGTAAAGGTAAAGTTTACCCAGAAGATAGCCCATTAAGGTCTGGTAAAATTGAACTCAAGTATATGACAGCAAAAGAAGAGGATATTCTTACATCACAGAATCTTATTAAGAAAGGTGTTGTGATTGAGAAATTACTTGATAATTTAATTCTCACTCCAGGACTGAATTGTAATGATTTAGTTTTGGGTGATAAAAATGCAGTTATGGTTGCTGCTCGTATTCTTGCTTATGGTTCAAATTATGAAGTTACAATTACAGATCCTAATAGTGGTGAAAATATTAAACATACTTTTGATTTGTCAGATTGTCCATTTAAATCTGTTCCAGATGGTACAGAATCGAATGAGTTTGAAATTAAACTACCTGTTTCTAAATCTGAAATTAAATTTAAAATATTAACTGGTACAGAAGAAAAAGCAATAGAACAAGAAGTAAAATCAAGGTCAAAAGCTGGTTATCAAATATCTCCAGAATTAACAACAAGATTAAAATATTCAATTACTTCTATTGATGGTGAGACGGATAAAGGTAAGATAGGTATGTGGGTTCAAAATATGTTAGCAAAAGATTCATATGCATTAAGAAATCAAATAGCTGATGTTGCACCTGATATTCAATTAAAACAGGAAATTGAGGATTCGGGAGGTGAGATGGTGGAGGTAGATATTCCTTTAACTATCGAATTTTTTTGGCCTTCTTCCAAAGCATAAACCAGAAATTCACGAACAAATATTTCAACTTATATATTATGGACAAGGATTTACCCATGATGATGTCTATAATATGCCCACATATCTAAGACAATTTTATTTAAAAAAATTGGTAAAAGTTAAAGAAGAAGAAAATAAACAAATAAAGAAATCTCAGCAAAAATCAAAATCATCTTCCAGATTCAAACGATAATTTTTCACAAATTTGATATTTATATATGAATAAGTATATCTAATTAGGAGAGTCTTATGTCAAAGAAAAAATCATATATGGATATTCATAATATTTTAAACGAATCAATAATTAAAAAAGTATTTCAATGGTTCGTTGCCACCCCAGCACTTAAAAAAAGTAAAAAGTTTCAAGATTCATTGAAACAACTAAATAAAGATGTTAAAGAATTTGAAGATGCTCTTAATGACCAACTATCTGATATAAATCCAGATGCAAAAAAAATTAAAGTAGAACCATATAAACTAAAGGACTTTATATAAAGTTAATTTAAAATGCCAGATGATAGAAAAACACAATCAAAAATAGACGCAGCACAACTAAAAGCTGACCAAAAGAAATTTCGGGCTAGTTCAGAATATAGAGATATTCAAGAAGATATTAATATTGCTCAAAAATCTGGTTTAAGCACCGCTCGAGCATTTGTTGAAATACTTAAGGAACAACTAAAAGTTTCAACAGGAATCACTGAATCAATAACAGACCAAACTAAAGTTATGAACAACATTGTAGGTCTTTCTAAAGCTGATGGCACAATTAGAGATAGGATAGAAAAATCAAGTCAAAAAGTTCAAGACCATGAGAATAACTTATCAAAACTAAGACAAAAAAATGGTCAGTTTGCAAAAGGTTATAATAAGGATCTAGAAAAAACTTTAAAAACTGACATAGCAGCATGGAAAGTAGAGGAAAGTAGGTATAAGACTATGTTAGCATCGACTGATGAAATAAAGTCTCAAGCCGAGGCAATGCTGAAAGGAGTAAAAAAAGTGACTGGCTTGATAGAAAAAGTTCCTGGTGGTAAAATGTTAACAAGTGCAATGGGCTTTGGACCAGAAGGAATGCAAATAATTGAAAAAAATATGGGAAAAATTCTCACTGGTGGAATGGATTTTAAAAATATAATGAAGGGAGTCCCTAAAGCCGCTGGGGGTGTAGCTCTTGCCATGGGAGCTGTAGTTGTAGCAATTGGTGCAGGTATAGTTCTATTTAAAATTTTTAAATCAATATTAAAGGATTTTTCAAAACAAGTAGATATAGCTGGTGAACAATTTGGTGTAATGGGTGCAGTAGATTTAGGCAAGGGATTTGTTGATGCTAGAACAGGGGCGATTGAACTTGGTAAAGATACCAAAGAACTTGTAGCTATAACAGATGATTTATCTTCAAGTTTTGGTATAGGTGTCAAAGAAGCTGCAGCTATGTCAGTTAAAATTTTAGATTCATCTGTTGCAATGGGATTATCGACAGCAGAGGGTGTAAAACTATTCGGAACTCTTATGAGAATAGGAGGACTAACTGCAACTCAAGCTGAAGATATGGCAGAAAATGCCTATCAATTAGCAAGAGCAAATGATGTAAATCCTGCAGCAGTCATGAAAGATATAGCAAGTAGCACTGGGACATTTGCAAAATTTGCAATGGATGGTGGCAAAAATATAATGATAGCAGCAGTTCAGGCAAGAAAATTAGGTGTATCTCTAGATAATGTAGGTGGTATAGCATCAGGATTGTTGGATTTTCAAAGTTCTTTGAATAAAGAAATTGAAGCTCAAATGGTATTAGGCCAAGATATAAACTTACAAAGGGCAAGAGAACTTGCACTAGCAAATGATTTACCTGGTATGATGGATGAAGTATTAAAACAACTTGGTGGTATTAATAAATTAGAAAAGATGAATGCAATCGAAAGACAAGCCATGGCTGATGCTTTAAACATAGATGTTCAGACTATGATGAAACTTGCTAAAGGTCAAGGTGATTTAAATGGAGAGGCAAAATCTTTTGCAGATTTATTGGGTAAAGATGCACTAGCCAATTTAACTCAAATTATGAATAAATTTAAAACAATAAGTGCAGAGATTGTTAAAAAAGTTGCACCTGTTCTTGATAAATTAGCTGATGACTTTACAAAATGGTTGGATGGTGGTGGTTGGAAGAATATTATGAAAATGGTTGAAGCAATTGGTAGTACATTAATGTGGATTGCAAATCATCCAAAAACAGTTATGGCTCTTTTAGGTGCTCTGGCAGGAGCTGGTGTAGGTTTTATGATGGGAGGACCCGCGGGAGCTCTAGCCGGTCTAGTTATTGGTGGAGCTGTTGGTGGTGGTGGTGGTGCGATGATGGGATTAGCAAATGGTGGAACATTTGTAACTAGTGGACCACAACCTATAATGGTTGGTGATAATCCAGGTGGAAGAGAACATGTAAGTGTATCACCTATTGGTGCTGGAAGATCTGCAGGTGCTGGTGGTGGTGGAGTAGATACTACTCCAGTAGCAAATGAAGTTTCTGTATTGAGAGGTGATATTCAACAATTAACAAGAAATATGGATTCATATTTTGGTATTGGTGGTACTGCCACTAGAGAAATGGGTAGACATGCAGGTAGGGCTGTAGAAGAAGGTAGAGACATAACTAGTGCTCGTTAAGGAGACATAAATTGGGTTTAGAAAATTTAAAAAGTGTATTTACACGAGGAATAAAGAAATTTGAAAATTCTAATGTTAGTAAATTTTCAAATATGACTAGTAAATATAGTACCCTCAGAGATTTTCATAAAGATGATATGACCGGAAAGTATCCTCACGGAACTCAAGCATTAAAAATAGAATATCAACATCCAGGACCAGCAAATTTCTTAGACACAGATACTAAATATGCAGATGGTTTTACATTAAATTTTAATCGAGGAACAGGAACAAAATTTGTTATAGATCCTAATTTACCTATTTTAGATACAATGTCAACTATGCCAATTAATTTGGCTCATGGAGCTCTTGGAAAATTTCCATTAGATAATGATTTAGGTGGTATATTTAACAACAGATTTATTAGATATTCTGATGCATTTTCAACAATAAATACACCAAGAGGATATTATGATTCAGCAACAGGTAACGATATAATTACTTCTGGTAATGTTGTTCTTAGTGCTGCTGGATACGACAATAAGAAATCATTAATGGATACTTTTATACTAACAAAAGGTAACAAACCATCAACTACATATATATCAAATCAATCTATAGAAACAGATTATTTAAATCCAGATAGAAATTATATTCAAGATAATATTCCAAGTTATAATGGTAATCTTGATTTAGGTGGTCCTCAATTACAATCTTTTGAAGATAATAAACATAGAAGAATAAGTATTCGAGGAAGATCAGGTCCTGACCTTAATTCATTAGGCCAAAAGGATGATGAAGGTAAAGCAGGTTGGTCTCTATTATATCAAAATAACCATAGACCACTTGAAGGTGTTGGTTATCATTATTCAAGTAATGTTAATAGAGAAAATATGGATATGAGAGCTCCAAATCCAAATTCATCAGTATATTGGAACAGAAAACCAGGTGGTGTGTTCAGAGGTGAACCATATATTATAAGTAAAATACCTGGAGGTAGTATAGGAGGACTTGGTGGAGGAAGATTTACTAATTTGGGTAGTAGAACTATACCAATTATGAGAGCAGTAACTGATACTCTTAGAATCTCAAAATTTTTATCGTCTCCATTAGGTGTTTTGTTTATGTTAAAACAAAATCTATATGGAATAATTCCAACTACTGTTGTTTCAAGTAGTTCATATGAAAGAAAATTTAATAATATGGGTGCACCATCATCGTTCCCTGCATTTAACCCACCACAACAACTAATAGGTGGTAAACATACAATGTTAATGAGAGTCCCTCAGAGATTTAATAAATTTTATGATCCAACTACTACTTTAGGTTCAGCATTATCAAGATTAGTTGGATCTGGTAATCAAGGTGGAGTCCCTAATATTTTATTCCGTAAAGATGAAGGATTAATAAAAGCTATAGCTTTAGTAGAAAAGACAAAAAGGTCACACCCTAATCAAATTGCAGCAGGATTACTTCCAGGTACAGGAGCCCGTACATATGGTGAATTAAAAGAAGGATTTACAGTAGAAGATTCTATGACAAGGGGTGCACCTGCAAATACAGAAACTGGTGAACAACCAAAACCTCCTAAATATAATGATGATATTTTTGACTATACTAAAGACTGGTTATTATTTCATGGTGCTTCAAAACCACCTAAACCCAGAGGTGGTGATAGAATTACTTTATCAAAAATGGTAGCTGGTCTTGAAAAAGATAGTATTCATGATGCATATAAAAGAGAAGTTATTAATAGTGATGAACTTAAAAATCCAAAGAATGGCCTAAAATTTTATTTTAAAGATTTAAGGACTGGAGATTTTATTTTCTTTAGGGGATATATAAGTGGATTAAATGAAAATATAACTCCAAGCTGGACACCACACCATTATCTTGGAAGAAGTGAACCAGTTTATACTTACAAATCAACAGAAAGAATGATATCATTCCAACTTAAATTATTTGCTCATACATATGATGAATTTATATCAATTTACAAAAAAATGAATCATTTAACATCATTGTGTTATCCTGCATATCAAGAATCTAGAAATGCTGGATTTAGTGGAAAAATGAAAATGAAACCACCTTATACAAAAATGGTAATAGGAGATTATTTAGGAAGAATGGATTATGGTGGAAATGACCCTCACGCAGAACTTACAGGATTCTTGAAATCTATAACTTATAATGTGCCTGATGAAGCAGTGTGGGAAGCGGGTCTTGATCAGTATTTTAATAATGTTTCGGGTGGGCATCATTTACAAGCACCAAAATACATAATTGCAAATATACAATATCAAGTTACTCATGTAACTCCACCAAGTCTCGAATATACAAAAGGATTGTATGGTGAAAGAGGTGGTGATTTCTTTTATGGTCTTGTAGAAAAATTTGGTGGTGATGATATTAATGTTAAACCTCCTAAACCTGAAGTTGCTATAACTGAACCAGACGATGAATGGACTTAAAATAAGGAAATAATAAAATGCCAGTAAGATATAATAAAACAAAAGTTTCGAAGATAGAATCAACTATCAAAAAAAAGTTTGATACCACTATTTATTCAAAGGTACCAGAAAGAAATGATGATATATATCTCATATCAGTAGCAGGTGATAGATGTGATGTATTAGCAGATCTTTATTATAAAGATTCACAATACTGGTGGTTTATAGCAAGAGTAAATCATTTATCCTCAAATAATATTCCAGCAGGAACATCATTAAGAATGCCAGCAACTTTGAGACACGCAGTAGGTAACTAAAAAAATGATAACAAAAAGATTATTTGGTTCTGACATAAGCAATCGAGTAAAGAAAAAACTCGAATCAAGACAACTCCTAGCAGAAAAACCACGAAATATGACGGATGAAATAAACCCATCAGCCTATCCAGATGATAGGACAGAAGGTGGTGGTGAATCAAATGAAGGTTTTTACACATATAATGAACTTAATGATTTTAGTTTTAATGATGGTGGTCATGCTATTGTTGATTTAGGTTCTCGTACCCCTTGGGTTAGAATGTGGTGTGGTGTAGAATTAAATGAACCTTATAATACATATGGAAATCCATATCAAACAGTATTTAATCCAAAGGATTATTTAAAAGAAGGTGAAACAGATGTAGGAATAGAGGAGTTAGAAAAGAGAGCAAAAAAAAGTGCAGATACTCAAGCTAATACTTTAGGTGCAGCTGCAAGTGTTAGAAAGTTCGGTAATCAATTTTTTATAATCAATGCTAAAATACAAGAACAGGCAAAAAAATCAATTGGACATAAAATTTACTCTCTCGGAAATAATATTTTTAATCAATTTGTGCATGATACGAGGTCAAAGTTGGGTGAAAGTACACGAGATCAAGTAAAAGCACAATATGAATCAGGTTATGGTTCAACTAGTACACTATCAGGTGATGTTACGGTGGGGGATGTTATTCCTGAGGAGATGGTAGATAATCCATACATGAAACCTGCTGCAGGAATAACTGGAATGAGTTCTACAAGTGAAGGACAATTGGGAGTTATAAAAAGAACAACGGTTAATTTTATAGTTCATAATTGGAATGATTTCGATAAAATATATTTAAAATATTTTTTAAGGCCTGGAGCACAAATATTTGTTGATATTGGTTGGAATACTACAGAAATATATGATCCAGAAGATGTAATTGAACAGGATAATATAGAAGAACTTCTCTTTGGTGAAGGAAAAAATGTAACTCCTGAAGAGGAATCTGGTATTGTTTATAACTCTAGGGGAGACCTAGAAACGATTATTGGAGTAGTAACAAATTATTCATCAAAGGTTCTAGAAGATGGAAGTGTAGAATGTACTGTAGATCTCACATCTAAAAATTCTGCATTATTAGGTCAAGAAATAAGATCAAAAACCGTTCAAAGAATTAAATACCAAATAGAAACTTTATTAATGTGGAAAGCTGTAATTCCTAGACTTAGTCAAAAAGATCAAGAAGCTTTACAGGACTGGATTGATTATGCTGAAACCCCAGTAGATGTGGATGTGAAAGGTAATATTGCTAATTTTTCATTAAGTTCAACTAGAATTACACAATTTGGTGAAATGCTTGAATGGATTACATCAGAGAAATTAAAAACCAAACTTTTAACCCCAGATGATAAGGCTACTCTAAGTGGAATGGTAATTGCAGATTCTGGAAAACAAAAATATATAAGTTGGGGTAGATTTGAAGATGACATATTAAATGGAAATTTTGGTTTTGGGAGAGATTATAAATCTATAAATCATTACGATAAAAAAAAATATTTTCAAGTATCATTGTGGTCTGATAATTCATTTACATACTATCATGATACTTTTATTGTAAGACAAGACGAGTTACCTGGAGATGGTGTTTACCCTACAGTACTATTACCTAGAGAATGGGATAATACATATAATAGTGCTGAATTTGATGAAATTGGTGAAATATTAAGACCAAATAGAGAACCTAAAAGAGACGCTGAAATACTAAAACAATATACAGATGGAGATCTAGCAACTGAAAATCCAAAAACTGCAATGGATAAAGGTTCACAGGGATCAATATCTAGGATACCAATAAGAGAAGTTTTCATTAATGTAGACACTATAACTAAAGCCTTTACATCTAATGATACTTTTAAAGATGTTATAGATGATATTCTAAGTGATATTTATATAGATACTGGTGGAGTGATGAATTGGAAAGTATGGAGTGGTGCAGATGATAATAGATTATCAATTATTGATGAAAATATGACTGAAATTGAAACTAAAATTAGAAATAGTGGAGGAGACCAATTTTTTAACAATTTATTTAAATTTAGTGTTATGTCACCTAATTCTATTGTTAAGGGTTATAATATGTCATTCGATTTCCCCACAGGTGCTTTAGGAAGTATGTATGCAATTCAAGGAATGAAATCTACAGATCAAATATCGATAAGTGGAAGAGGGGCTTTAGATCAATCAATATCATTGGAAAATCTTGAGAGGTTAGATCAATATTTTGTTAATTATATGCCATATATTGGTAGTCATTTTGTAGATAAATTAAATGAAGAACATGCAGCAGCCTCAGAATTATTTCAGTATTTTGGAGAAGAATTAAGACTTGACTCATCTAGAAAATATACCCGTGACCCCAATACTATTAGTGTTAGAGCTAGATATGACCGACTGGTAAGAGAACCAGACCCAGATGAAAATGATACTGACCTTGAAGAAGATGAAATGGAAGCAAGAGAAGAAGCAGCAAATAATACTATTGCAGAAAATGAAAAATTAATGGAACTACTTGGTATAAAGGTACACCAAACCAGGGAGGAGTATTTTAAAGGTGAGTTAGGAAAAAACTATGAGAGAGATAAAAAACCTACTTTACTACCATTAAAATTACAATTAACTATTTACGGTATTGGTAATATATCACCAGGTGATTGTTTTAGGGTAGATTACATACCAGAAAAATATCAAAATACTGTTTATTTCCAAGTGATGAGAGTTCAACAAAATGTAACTCCTGATGGATGGTTTACAACATTAGAAACACAATTTAGAGTCAGAACATCTGGTGCTGCAGGAAAGCAAGATAGTGTGAAAAATAAAGCAAATAATATTTTAGATGATGAAAATCATGAGTATGGAGTTCAAGCGTTAGTAGAAAGTATAAAATCATACCCAATAAGGGGGGGAGTTACACTAGATGGATTACAGAATCTGTTGACCAATAAATCCAATCCATGGCATAGTCCTTTTACTCAATATCAGAAACTAATTCAAAAACCTCCATTAGGTGGAGGTGCTATTTTTTCTGAAATTGGAACAATGATGAAAAGTTTAGATGTGAATCGTAGTCTTAATATAAAGGAAAACTTTAATTACATAGAATCTGCTTATGATTTTACTGCTAACATTGCAGATGGAACACAAGCAAGAGTATTTTTTCCAGTTGAAATTAAAAATCGAGGAGCATTTGCTGGATATGGTGATAACGCAGGCCTAAGAGATTATGTTGTTGAAAGAGGATTTGGTTACATGCAACAGATGGGTGCTTATTGGAGAGATTCAGGAGTCCCTGGCCAGACGAATGATACTGGTGATATGCCAAGACCTCAAGAAGGTGGTAGTCCTGGTAGTGATCCAACAAAAGAAAAATGGGGATACTGTGAAGATAATGATTATACGAAAGGATGGCTCAAACCTACTATGGAATTAAAGCCACCATTTACTCGTGGTTGTGGTGTGACTTTAGTACATGGTAGAGACTATACTCTACTTACTCATAAACAAGATCCAAGTTATTTTTGGATAATAATAGAAAAACCAAATGAAGATAAAAATCCAGGTCTCCTCACAGAAGACTATGTAAAAAATGTTGGTAAAATTAATCAACCATTACACTGGAGATATTGGGGTCCACATCTTCCAGATGAGAAGATGGAGATGATAGAAGAGACAGGTCAAACAGGATATGCCTGGACAACCCACACTGGAACCTATATGTTCGATTATCAGACACATAGCTTCTACTCACATGCAATAACTGGTCAAATTGTAGACTCAAAAGATGCTCCTGCTGATTCATATATTGCTGAAATGGAGTCAGAAGTACTAGTTGTTCAAGATCCAATTCTAATTGAAGAACAAGAAGTTTCTAATGAAGCAGGTTATGTAATATCTCCTCAAGATCTTTTAATGTGTAATATGTGTCATATGATGATGAATAGTGGTGGTCCTACTGAGTTAAGAATGCCTACAGATGCAAACTATCTTGAGACTAATAATTATAATGGGACTGGAATGAATGCTGCTCGTGAATACGAAGATCCCATAACAGCTGGAATAAGAACACTCATTAATGACCAACATTATAGATATGAAGGAACTTATGATTGGTGGGATTATGGACCATGGTATTGTAATCCAGGTGCACCAGGCGACCCACCAACAAGTGAATCAAACTTAAAAACTATGTGTGAAGGTGATGGATTTAATGTTCCGTTTTGGAATGTAGATGATTTTCAAGCTAAACATGGTTATAGTATGGCGGAAAGTCAGACTCGAGCCGCGAATGAAACAGAAGCTAAAAATGAGATTCAAATAAAATTAGGTCAGATTTATCCAAAGGTTGGTTGGTCAACACAATATGGTGGTGATGATTCTCCTGGACAATATAAACTTGGTGCATATGGAGGAAACCCCACTGATACTTTTCCAGGTAAATGTAAATGGATATCAGCTGATCTTTCTAAACAGTTTCAAGCAGGTTATGGTGAGAATGATACACAAGGCAGAGAACAACAATGGCCGGCCGGTAATCTACCTTGTGGTCGTTGTGTACCAAATTTTCGTAACCCTCCCGCGCGTTACACTAAACTTGTTGATCAAGAAGGAGATTGGACTTATGAATTCTTCGACCAAACTGAAATTGACGCGATATGGACAGAAGCAGCTGCTTTTAGGGATGGTCCCGATGCAGGAGAAGACCAAGAGGGTTGGCCAGTTCCTTCAACAGACGAAACATATATATTCCAGGGATGTCCAGATGCAGGATATATGCACGACAAATGGAATTCTTCAGGATCTCCAGCAATAGATATGCAAGATTTAAAGTGGAGTACAGGAAATGCAGGTGCAACTTATCGTAGCTCTACAAGTTGGACTGATTGTTGGCATGATGATGGTACTTATACTCAAGACTATTCCAATTGTTGGAAATAGCAAAAAAAGCTTGTTTTTTACACTAAAAGGTTATATATTAAAGTATGATTTATATTGTTATACCCATATATTCAGACCCATTCTTACATCCACAACATAAGAATAATAAGTTATCTTTACTTTATGTTAGGGAAGTTCATGGAAACGATGTGGATAATTGGGATGCCTCAAAGAGTTATATATTACCTCAATTACATCCAGATTCAAAAGAATATATGGTTGATTATTCATTCTTAATGAATGATGACCAACTTGTTCTTACACCAGATGCTAAAAAACTATTACCAATATTACCTGAATATAGAAAGATTTTTGATGTAAGTATAGGACATTGGTGGTTACATGGAAAACCATTGGACTTGGAAGTTCGTAATAATGCAATAGACTTCTTGAGTAATAAGTTCTACAATGTTAAAAAGCTTAACGAAATAGTACCAATTATCAAACATAAAGAGTATTGTGACGAGGTATCAGATAAGATATTAGAGTGGGTAAAAAGAGATTTAAATCCACTTATTAATGATGAAGGTTGGTTTGAGAATAATGGTGCACTCAATACAATACAAGCTTTCTACAATATAGAAAAGAATGGTGTAAAGGTATCAGATGATGTATGTGATATATTTGATTTAAGAGTAAAGAAACATATATCAGATGGTAAATTATATGGTAAATTCAATCTAACTACAACAACAGGTAGACCATCTAATGCATTTGGAACTGTTAATTTTGCAGCTCTAACACCTGAAAAGAAAAAAGCATTCATACCTGAAAATGATTATCTTGTAGAGTTTGACTTTGATGCATATCATTTAAGATTAATTGCAGATTTGGTAGGTTACAAAGAATTTCATGAAACTTCTGTACATGCACATCTTGCAGAGTATTATGTTTGTACATATGATGAATCAAAAGCCAAAACATTTAGATTATTATATGGTGGAATTGATAAAGAAACACGAGAAAAAGTACCATTTTTTGATTTAACACATAAATATATCAATAAAAAATGGAATGAAATAAATACACATAATTGTGTTTACACAGATATTTATAAAAGGAAACTATTATTTAATAATTATGAGGATTTGAATAGAAATAAACTATTTAACTATTTGATTCAAGCATATGAAACAGAATCAAATATTAGGAAGATTTTATTAATTCAAGAATATTTATTAGATAAGAAGACAAAATTAGTCCTTTATGGTTATGATAGTTTCCTATTTGACTATTCAAAACAAGACGGAGTAGAAACTTTGAAAGAAATTAAAGATATCTTAGAAGAGGACAGACATTTTACAAAATCCCAAATGGGATTTAATTATGGTAATATGAAAGATATTACTACGAGGTTATAATATGGAGTTAATAGATATAATACTTACAGAATGGGCATATCGTGTACACGATGGAATGCCAAATCCAAAAAATCCCCTACATATGGTTAAACTTGAAGAATCCCTTAATGAATTAAAACTACCAAGAAAAGTTATCAAAAAAGTTTTAGAAAAGGTTAGAAAATATGTAGACAATCCAATGAATAAAAAGTTGGGTAGAGTAGGTGAGCCTTGGGGTTCTAAGGGTGACGATAAAGTTAAAGGTGGTGATAAAAATAGTATTAAAGCTCAAGCAAATACAAATAAAGAAGTTTTAAATAAAATATCCAAAGAAAAAAATCCAAAGAAAAAAGAAGCTTTAAAAGCTGAATATATAGATAATCAACTTAACAATATGTTAAAAGTAAGTTCTATTGAATCTGGTGCTGGCAGGTATGATATGTCTCGTGAAGATGTAATAGCTTATAGAAAATATTTGACAAGGATATTGAATGATCCAGATAATGAACCTGAAAAAATTATAAATGCTATAAAAGAAGATCAAAAAAGAAAATATGGTGAGATAACTGAAGAAAATATAGATACTTTTATTGAAGACTTAGAAACAGGTTCAAAGTCAGGTAGTGAAAAATCTGATATGTATGATCCTACTATTATAACGAGTATAAAGACTAAGATAAAAGGTAAAGGTGGTCCTGGTTCAACTCATACTACTGGGGAATTGGGAGCTGCAAGATATAGAAATGTAATAAGAGCATATTTAGAAACGGGTGGAATAAGTCCTATAACTGGCAAAGTAGTTCCATTTAGTGAATGTCAATTAGATCATATTGTATCATTAGGTAATGGGCCGCCGTTGGGAGTAGATGAACCAAAAAATTGGATGTTCATGGAAGAACGATTTAATCAGTATAAAGGTAAGAAAACCGATGAAGATATTAGAGCTAATTTAGAAAGAGATTTTTATCTAACAGATGCTGAGATAGCTGCTGGAGAAGAGGGTACTGAAGTTCAAAATGCGTTAAAGGCTGAAGATAGAGCATTTTGGAAAACGAAATTTGAAAAATCAAAAGGAAGTGATAATCCAAGAGAAATAGGAGTAACTATAGATCAACTTAACAAAATGGGTAAGACGGAATTGGGTAATTTTATATATGGTTGGAATTTAGCTAATCCTGATAATGAATTGTCAAGATATGAAACTCAAAAGATAGATGTTGGTGGAAAACGATTGGACTATGCTAGAGGTGAGGGAGAAGATAATCCTGTTAAACCTGTTAAAGGTGATTCAAGTACTTATGGTTTGGTTGTAAATGATGATGGTAAGGTTGTTAAAAAATACCCCAATGATACAGAGGAAGAGTCTATTAAAAGGTTTAACGACAATAGAGCAAGTGGTGGTCGTGAAAAAAATAAAGAACAATTTATTGAGATGATTGTAGAAGAGGGATTGGCATCAGACTCAACAGTACTTGATGAGATATTTGCAGAGAAAATTCAAGAACATAGAACGGGTCAATTGAAAAGAGATAAGGCTATAAAAGATAAAATAAAAGCAGCTAAAGATTCACCTGGATCTATGGAAAATAAAAAGAAAGTTGTCAAAAATGCTTTAATAGAGTGGACAGCTAAAAACCCAGAACCATTTAAAGATTTACCTTCCAAAAAACGAAAGAAATCACAAGAATGGCAAGATTGGAAAAAAGAGAGAGATATATTTGAATACCAACGGTGGACTCAGTTCGCTGAGAAAGAGAATAAATAATGAGAACACAACTATTATGTACATTTACAACTAAAGACGGACTTGATGATATAATCAAGAGTATTAGTGATGCATATATAATCGTGTTTAATAAGATTTATGTACTACAAAATGAAGATAATATAAATGAATTGATATGTACTTATAATGTAGATACTACAGAAAATGTAGACTATAATAAGGTAATTGGAACAATATCACTACATAGAAAGAAACATTCGAATACATTGTACACTATTAATGCATTAAACGAATGCATAAAGAATTTAAATAATGGTGTCTTAGATCAAAAATTTATGATACCATGGGAAAACTTTAAGAATATGTTATTGATAACAAATTCAGACGGATTAAACAAAATAAACACGAGAATATATAAAATAGAAAAAATTGACTAGTTTTTAATTTTTATATATATTTATATATGAATTCAACAATGTTATAGGAGACAAAGGTTATGACCGATACAAAAGAAAAAGAAGTTTTTGAAGAAGTTAAAAAAGAAACTAAATCAAAAACATCACCCCCAAAAACAAAAGAATCCACTTTATATTATTTTTATACAGTAGGTTGTGGTTTTTGCAAAAAAGCTGAACCAATAGTCGATGAATTAATAAAAGAAGGCCACGATATATTAAAACTTGATTTAGCAGAACCAGATAATCGAGGATTAAAAGACGAAATTTCAAAAAAATATAATAAACAATGTGGTACACCATGGTTTATAGATGGTGAAACTGGAAATCAAGTATGTGGTTTTCGAGAAAAAGGTGACATATTAAAATGGGTTAATGGTGAAGATATACCAGCTCCACCAAGACCAAAAAGTCCACCTCCAAGACCTCCATTTCAAGGTGCTGAAGAAAAAGAAGTTGAAAAGTGGAAAAAAGAGTATCAGAAATGGTTGGATGAAAATTCACACCTTCCTAATACACAATCTGTAGATACAATTCTTGAAAGACCTAGACCAAAATCAGAACCTCCTAGGCCACCAGCACCAACTGCAACAGATAAACAACTTGAAGAGTGGGGTAAGGAATATGAAAAGTGGGCAGAAGAAAATGATCACCTACCTAACTTACAAAAATCTGATCAAATTATAGAGAGAATGAAGGGTCAGAGACAACAGATGCAACAACAACAGGCAGCTCAGCCTGGTGGTAGTTTAGCAGCAGATGATAAAGCCAGAATACAAAGACTTGAACAAAAAGTAGATAAACTTATTAAACACTTAGGAGTGAAATAATAGGTGAGTTTTAACTTCAAGCCAAAAGTCACAAAAGACAGAGAGGCAACTGAAGAAGAACTAGAATGTATTGAAAAAACTGAAGAGATGTTGAAGGAAGAACACAAACTTCCACCAGCATCTCAACAGATAAGAGATATAGCTACAATTCATTGGAAGTCTTTAAAGTCTTGGTTAAAAGGTTCTCAAACAATCACAACACAAGAAGAAGCAGAAAGAAGATGGGAAATCTGTAAAGGTTGTGAGTTTCTTTTATACGACCAAACAAATCCAGATACAAATAAAAAAGATGGTAGATGTTCTCATTGTGCTTGTTTCATGAATGTGAAAGTACATTATGCTATAGCTGAATGTCCAGTAGGTAAATGGAAAAAACATTGTGGTTGTAATTGTGATTGTGAACACGATGGAGATTGTGATTAATAATTTAACAAAATCAGAATTTATGAAAATTTATAATGAAGGTGAAAATCTTACAGATAAACCTATATTCATAGATTTTTATGCAACTTGGTGAGGACCTTGTAAAATGTATGAGCAGGTGCTCAACAAAGTTACACCAGAATATAAAGATAAAGTAAGTTTATATAAAGTAAACATAGAAGAAGAACCTGAAATAGCTGGTTTATTTAGAGTAATGAGTGTTCCTAACACAACTACAATTTCAAAGAGTGGTGATGTATTTTCTCAACCAGGTGCCTTACCTGAGGACACACTTAAATACTTCCTTGAAGGATTAATTTCAAAAAAATAAAAAAAAACCACTCGTTTGGAAAATTTCTTTATATATATATAATCAAGTCTGAAAATGACAAAAGTTTTTTAAAATAGATTTACCGGTAAGGGTTGTCAGTATGAAAATGGCTGAACAATAGCTTCCAAAGGTTATAAGGTGACATCAAGGCCTG